CCGGCAGCATAAAATACCATGTACAGTAGGCCTAACGAAGTATTACCGAGGCTGGCATCACCTGTACAATCGCATGACACGGCATGGTAAATTCAAGCGCGGACTGGAATTGGACTTCTCCGAATATGATGGATCGTGCACAGAGGAAGAGTTCACACAAGTTATGAATATAAGGTACGGAATGTTAGTGAACCAACTACAAACACCAGAGATAGCAGCAGCGATGGCAAGGTATTATTCGGAAGTGCTGCACACAAAAATAGTAATGGACACGGGGGATGTGATACAAAAACACACAGGAAACCCAAGTGGCCAGATAAATACCATAGTAGATAATAGTATGATAAATGAGTTTAGGTGGTACTATGCATGGTGTTTAATAATGCCAGAGAAAGATCACAACATAGAGAGTTTTCAACAGCACTGTGAATTAGTGACGTGTGGAGATGATAGCATGTTGTCAGTTGACGCATATGCAGAAACATTGTATACACCAGATAAGATATTTGCGGTATTTGAGTCGCACGGGTGGAACCCAAAGTTCGGGTTGAAGGAAGGATATCAACCAATACATCAGCTGTCCTATTGTTCGCAAAGTTTTAAGTGGATGCATGGGTATGTTGTACCAGTACCAAACAATTATGAGAAATTATTGGCAAGTCTCTTGTATGGAGGATCAAATCGAGGGGTGCGGGAAACCCTAACACGGTTGTTAGGTGTGAAGATAGAAGTTTATTTTTTAACGAAATTCCGCACACATATAGATGCGCTGATTAGCGAGTTATTTGAAAAGTATTATTTCTTATTAAAAGGCCCACCAATAGAAGATGAATTAACTTATCAAGAGTTATTAATATTGAATCGGGATTTCAGTGCAGCTTACGGGCTGTACTTAAATGACCACAAGCAATTATTACATGTCGAATTCGGCTCCGTTAAAGAGTTTTCGAATTCGCATGTACGTGATGCGTAGTGGTGTTTTATTTTTTATCACCACTGAACGGGTGAGCGTTATTTGTACATTCTCACCGTGTACAAAT